TTCTACAGAAACAATTGTATTTACGGGGCTCTCAGTAAGCTGAACTACATGAGTATCCCAGTTTACATTTAAAACTTCTGTTTTATTTGTAGAATAGTAGTCAATAATACTATTTCCACAATAAGTTTTTACTAATTGACTCACTGAAGGAATCAAAGAATTTAAGCGTAAGTCATCCTTGGGCGAGTTTATGCCTTCGGACTCTTTATATTCTGCTACTGAAACTAAATTTGCCATAATAATTCAATTAGTAAAAACTTGGGGAGGTCGCCCTCCCCAGGTTAAGAAGATTAAGCTGTTGCTACAACTTTAACCGCAGAACGGTTTGCAGCATCGTCAGCTACGAGTTCATTGAAGCCAAGTGACTGGCTAGCAACGATTACACGACGCTGATTACCAACTTCATAGTCTTGCTCTACTGCGACACCACGTAGGCGTGGGATTACGTAGTTACGCAAGTTTACAGCGTATGCTACTGATGCACCATTCGCCTCTGCTTCGAAGTTATCAGATACGATTACGGGCGAACCGTAAACAGCACCGATAGTACCAGTGATCTTGGTTGCAACGTCTGAACCTACGTCAGTGATATCAGCAAACTCAGGATCAGCAAGCAGATCGTAGTAACGCTTCTGAGAAACGATGTAAGCTACGTCTTCTGGCATAATACCATACTTGCCCATATCTTTACGAGCCTGGAGCAACATAGCAGCAGTCAAAGTTGCTGAGTTACCGGCTGCAATGGTAGCACCATCAAGATCGAGAGCGCCGCCGCTAGAAGCAGTAGCAAAACCTTCGATACCAGAGAAAGTACCATTACCATTGAGGATAGCTGAATCAACGGCACGAGCGTGAGCACGAGCAACTGAATCGATCAGCATAGGCATCAAGTTAACAAGTACTTCTTCATCAACATGATTGTCCATGAAAGTCTGTGAAATCAGACGATAAGCCTGAAGCACAACTTGCTTGGCCTGGTAAGTGTTCGCAGCAACTTGCGTACGGTTTTCCAAGTTACCAGAAGTAGCGGGGCCAGTCTGCCAAGTAGCAAGATTGGTGTCACCCTGAATTGGCAATACTTGTGACTGAGAATTGATCTGAACTTCACGGAACAACTGCGCAGTACGCAAGTTCAAAGTGATTTCTTTCTCGATCTGACGAGAAACTTCAGTCGCAATGTTTGGATCAGTTGAGTCATAAGCCATACCAGCTTTCTCAAATACTGCACGACCGTAGTTTGTGTCAAAGCCTTTACCAGTGATAACACCGAGCATATGAGCATTCATAAACTCTTTGCCCCACTTAGTAATGTCAGCTGACTTAGCTTCACGATCACCGAAAACACGCTTTGACTCACGAATCTTCGTGATCTCTTCGTTTTTCTCTTCGAGTTGAGCTGCAAAAGTTTTGATAACTTCATCAATCTTTGCATCTTTCTCAGCCAGTTTTGCTTCAACATCTTTCAAAAGACGCTCTGCACCTGACTCAACGCCTACCTGGATAGCAGACTTAACTTCTTGTTCTTGAGCAGCTTTCTGAGCAGCTTCAGTGGCTGCTTTTTCTTCTGCTTCTTGTGCTGCTTTAGCCGCAGCGGCTTTTTCTTCGGCTTGCTTCATTGCAATTTTAGCAGCAGTTTCTTCAGCTACTTTCTTAGCGAATGCTTCCAAGTCGATTTGGGTATTAACTTCAGACATTTTTGTCTCCTGTTCTGTGGTAGATTTTTCTACCTCATCCGGTGTGTCACTAGCTACGCTTGATGCATTAACATCGTCATTAGCCAGAGACTGACCGGCTAGATCCACACGATTGGTTGATTTAAAAGTTTTTTTGAATTCTTCGTACTCTGCCATAGAGTCAAAAGATTTCGATAGCGAGAAAGTTGCTGCTTGATTGCAGGGCACAGAAACAACTGATACCTCAAACAACTCAGCGTCCTTAATCATTAATCCGTCAGTTTCCGCAATGTAATCAGCATCCTTGACTCGGAAACCAACAGAAAATGCTCCAAGGATACCTTCTTTGACTAGTTGTGCAACATGGTCTGGTGCTGATTTTGAGATTTTTGCTTTAAGCTCCAATCCGTTTTCAGTTACCTTTAACCCGGTTGCTCTGCCAATAGGCTTGTCATAATTATGATTGAAAAGAATGATAGGATTCTTCTCAAAGTTTGCTAATCCACCTTTTGTCCAGGCCTCTGCCTTGATGACATCGTTTGCACGATCTTGATCGGCGGTACTTGCCATTCCACAGATGTGAACGCCTCCGTCATCTTCTTCGAGGGCTTTAAAGGTAGAGGTAAGATTAAAAATCTTTTCCATATTACTTACCTTGAGTAACCGCAGGCTTTTTAACTGCGGGCTTAGCCACAGGCTTTACAACCTTAGGCTCGGCCACTACAGGCTCTGGTGCTGGAACAGGTTCTGGCTTTTTAGGTGCAAAGATTTCAGGCTTTGCAAGCTGAACGGCCTTTACTGCTCTTGACCAGTTTCCGTAGGTTTTTCTAACTGCTCTCGGTAAAACCGGATCAGCAACTAGAGCCATGTACCCGCTATATGTAATTGCTGCAGGTAAATTATAGTCCTCAAAGTCTTTACAAAGTCTATTGAGAATTTCTC